ACTTGTTTAAGCAATCAATAGTTTGCTTTTCTGTCATCCTTAGCCTAAATGCAAGAGTTTTTGCTGGTGGCAATTTGCCATCATCCTCGCTAGCAATAAGCCAGCACATTACTAGCACCTTGCTAGCAAGTGGGTCTAATTCATACCACTCAAGATCGTCTAAAACATCCCTGTAGAGTTTTACCCAAGGTGGTTTGCGGTCTTTAAAGTGCTGAAACTTCTTCCAATTCTTGATTTGCATAATTTGCCCAAAAAAAAGGGCTACACCTGAAGTCTCACCCTTTCGGATGTTGGCGGACTGGCGTAGTTCCAGCAGACTTCATGTGTAACCCTACTACGATAATGCCGCCAAGCATTTCGTTAAATCATACATCAATAGCAGTTGGTGTTGCAATTGTTCCCAAAACAACAGGTTTGGCAAGTCACATACCGACCATTTGCATAGTAGGTATGGGTTGAACAAGCCGCCCACAATGTGAGGCTGGAAAGTGCTAAGTATGCGCCAATAATGACTTTTTTCATGTTTTCTCCTTAAGTTGACTCTTTCGATTCTCCATCGAATTCTTGAGTAAGTTTCTCAACCAAACAGAACCGCCAAGTTTGCGAAACTCTAACCATTGGTCAAAAGTAACTCTAGTGGCGATTTTGAGTGGGCTTCCTGTGATTTCCGATTTGTGTCTAGCCATACCCATACCTTAGCAATCAATTTAATGTTTGACAATAAGGGTATATCCTAATGTACGACAGAATATAGTGTCGTACAGTATCCACTCCAACAACTGAAAGGCGTAAATGAAATTCGATCTTTGTTTAGATGAACTCAAGGACTTACAGCTTCCTGAGTCTGAATGGGACTTGAGGGTTAAGTGGTCATACGACCCAGACTACAGTCCTAAAGAGGGACTCTACAAAAAATACGATTTTGTCCTCCAAAAGCTAGTTGATAGCAAGTGGATTGACATTACTGACGAACTCTCCAGTTTTGACTTTGCCAAAATCTTGCGCTTGATTGAGGAGAATGACAATGATGACATTCTCTGAAGCCTTTGTGCGCCTAGCATTCATTGTTGCCTTGCTGGTGGGTATAAACCATGTCTTAACGCCATCGCCACAATCACAGAGCATCCAAGTCATCAGCAAGAAGAAAAGTCTCTTGAAGGCTTGTATCAGGCTTCACAAAAGAAAGGCAAAAAACTATGCAACCGTCTGTGAAAAGCGAGGAATCTATGTCTGAATGGAAAACACAGCAACAAGTCTATGACGAACTGAGGAATGACATTCTTGAAGAAGTAGCAGTCGAGATTGAGAAGATGCAAGGGTTCGGCAAGGATACTCTTGATTCTTTTGGAATTTTTATTAGGGGGATGAAGAAATGACACCAATCGCATACATCAATGTTGAAGAGCGCACACTGGAATTTGCAGAGCCGATCAAATGGCATACGCCTACTGTTGCAAATCTAGAGCGCATCCCTTTGTACACACAGCGCACATGGCAGGGGCTGACTGATAAACAAACGACTCAGGCTATTAAATCAATGCCAAAGGGAATTAAGGGTTGGATGATTGATTGGGACTTGCATGACTTTTCCAAAGCTATTGAAGCCAAACTCAAGGAGAAGAACACTTGATTAACTGCCAAAAGTGTCAAAAAACCAGTTGCGCTAAACAAGTCGCAAAACAAAAACTAACTGTTCTTACTTGTACCGCATATAAAGCAAAGGAAACAAACATGAAAACTTGTCCAAACTGCGGAAAGGTAACGGGTCTTCACTCAAGCATATTGCAAGGGTGCGTATGTCAATACTCTATGCAAGCACCACCACAGCCAGAGCAAGAGCCTGTGGCGATTGTTGATGCAAACGATGACGGCTATTGGGCGGATATTCTGCCAAACAGAAGCGTCAAAGTCGGGCAGATGCTCTACACCACCCCACCACAGCGCACATGGGTAGGGCTGACGGATGAGGAAATGACACACGCCAAACATCATATGGTTGAGGGTGCATATCAATATTCATTTAAGCAAGGTGCGAAATGGGCAGAAGACAAACTCAAAGAGAAGAACGGCTATGCCGAGGAGAACACATGAACGCATTTGATTACAAAGGTCAGCCATCGGTCTGGACAAGAGATGCTGAGTTGAAGATGATAAATAATGGCAAAATTCTTGGTTTGAAACGCAGAGAACAAATCAGAGAAAAAGAAATTCAAGGCCATCATCCACTACAAGCAAGAAAGAATAAAAAGTGAAGACAGCATTCGACTACAAGGGTCAATCATCGGTCTGGTTGACAGACACTAAGATGAAGCGGTTTAAACAAGGCGATGAATTCGCCAAGAAGCGTCAAGAAAAAGGCGACATCAATGACAAGAACCAAGTGTTCATCTACTCTAAAGCCCTGTCTGGCAAAAAATGATTCAGCAAATTAGGACATTCTTTGGCAGACAAAGAGGTGAAAGCGGTAAGCGCAGAACCGAAGTAAAGATGGGAATTGCTTGGATTTGCTTGGGTTGCGGCAAAGTGTTCACTAACAAATCTCTCGCAGACCTTCATAAGTGCATTAGGGAAATTCCCTATATCAATTATGATAATGTCTGACAGAATACACACATTGATAGGTTTTTTAACAGGAGTGAATTATGGATTTTGAGAGAGAAAAATGGATGGCACTGCAAGACCTGAACCCCTCAGATGTTGCAGATGCGATATGCGATAGCCAAGCTATCGTTGAAGCAATCCAATCAAACGCATGGGCTGATGTTGCAGACATGGTTCGATCAAGAGTCGAACTCAAAGCAGAACGACTTGCACAAACAGCATTAGAAATTCCATTGACTCGTTGGGTTGATAGTGAAGAAGAACTTAATCTCTGGCGTTATTACCGAGCAGAATTGGCTCGTGAGGCTATTGAACACAACAAGCCTAAATTGCCTAAAATCAACCCTTACACCAGCGAGGCCAGCAATGAAAACTAAGCTGAATTTAGAGAGAATCATTGAGGAGCATTCCAATGAGTATTACTGTGCGTTCTGCATTAAACCTCGCTATCCAACAGATCAATGTTGCGATGACTCGGTTTTTATCTTATTTTCAGATTTGGACACCTACACTCAGTTTGAAAGAGCGTCAGAGATTGCTCAAAAGGGCGGCTAGGCGAGTGAAAGAACAACCTAAGACGCAACGGGTGGTTATGCCATCCAAACTCATCACCGACCCAACATTCGGGTATGTGAACTCAGCCCTGACAAATGTTCAGGATACATGGAAGAAGCATTCAACAGGAGTAAACAATGCTGGATTATTCAACAATCCTAATGCGGATAGAACGAACGACAAAGAGTCTGGAGGACAAGTGCCTACACAAAAAATTCGTAGGGTTCAATAACGATATTGCTCAGATGCACAGCGATTTGACGCTGTTGGCAATGTGGTCAGTTAATCAAGAGGCGATAGATATTTTTAACGATGTGATGGGAGTCAAGGAATGAATCAAGAAAAGGTGTTAACAGTGGGTAATTTGGTTGACAGAAAAGAAGCAATCAACAAGATGCTGTCAGCAAATGTTAATAATCACACTGAGAAAAAAGGCAATTTGACATATCTTTCATGGGCGTGGGCATGGGCAGAAGCACTCAAAGCTGATGAAGATGCCACTTTCAGAGTTGAAATGTTTAACGACAAGTGTTACATGGATATAAACGGCACTGCAATGGTGTTCGTCACAGTCACAATGTTTCGCAAATCAGTGACTTGCCAACTTCCAGTAATGGACTTCCGCAACAAAGCAATCCTCAATCCTGACGCATTTGCAGTCAACACCGCCATCATGCGTTGCATGACTAAGGCACTGTCATTGCATGGCTTGGGTCTGTATATCTATGCTGGAGAAGACTTGCCTGAAGGTGAAGGTTCAGACATAGATGTCAACAGCATGATTGACCATTTAGCGGCTATTGAAGCGGCATCCACCATTGAGGAGTTGAAAGATGTTTACACCACTGCTTACAGTGCTTGCGGTTCTGATAAGACTTGGCAGAAAAAAGTAATTGATGCAAAAGAAAAGCGTAAAGGAGCATTGAAATGAACAACCCACCAGCATTTCCGCTACACAACCACGGAGCACAGACTCTTGGTTTGCATGTAACAGGCATGAGCCTTCGTGACTACTTTGCGGCAAAGGCTATGCAAGCAATGGAAACACGCAATGCCAGCGGCACAGACTACAGTCGGGCAATTCACGCTTACGAAATGGCAGACGCAATGTTGAAAGCGAGGGAAGTATGAGCGATATTGAACAAGGCACACCTGAATGGTTTGCACAGCGTTGTGGCAAAGCCACTGCTTCTCGTATCTCTGACATTGTTGCCAAGACTAAGACGGGTTACAGCACAAGCAGAGCAAACTACATGGCGCAACTGGTAGTCGAGCGCATGACTAACCAAGTCGGAGAGTCTTACTCAAATGCCGCTATGGAGTGGGGTGTCGAGAACGAACCCTTTGCTAGAGCCGCATACGAGGTTAAAACAGGCAATACAGTCGATCAGGTAGGTGCTATTGACCATCCAAGGATTGCTATGTCTGCCGCCTCTCCTGATGGTTTGATTGGTGACGATGGATGCTTAGAGATCAAGTGTCCGAACACGGCAACCCATATCGACACTATTCTTGGTGGCGAGCCAGCAAAGAAGTATTACGACCAAATGCAGTGGCAAATGGCGTGTGCAAACAGAAGTTGGTGTGACTTTGTGAGTTTCGACCCACGAATGCCAGCACACTTACAACTGTTTGTCCAAAGAATCCAGCGCAATGATGTTTACATTGCAGAACTGGAAAGTGAGGTTGTCCAGTTTCTCAAAGAAGTGGATGACAAAGTGAAAAAACTCAATGAAATTAAGGTGTAAATATGGAACAGCGCGACAATAGTGGAGTACTTTTTGCTAATGACAAAAGGGAAAAAGAATCACATCCTAATTATAAAGGAAACATTAGGGTTGATGGGAAAGATTATTGGATTTCTGGATGGATTAAAGAGGGCAAGAACGGCAAGTTCATGGGACTAGCAGTCAGCCCTAAAGAAGACCAACCACAACCTCAAAGCAAGCCTAAAGCTAAGATTGAGGACATGGATGACGATATACCTTTTAATTGAGAGGCTCTGGAAAACCTCTTAAAAAACCAGTAAAAACAATGGGGAAAGCGTAAGTGAGTACCCACTAACTTAACAGGAGTGAATGATGACAAAACTAGACGATATACATTTTGGTGGTGGCGTAAAGAAGTTCTTTGACTTGCCAATCTTTAATCGGGTGAGAACCTCTGACCCAATAACTAGCTACGAAGCCGCTGATTCTGCAAAGGATTTGGCTTCTAAGCATTTTTGCATGATTGTGGACGCTTTAAAGGCTCATGGCTCACTTGGTAAAGATGGAATAGCCCAACATAGTGGGTTAGAGTCTAATCAGGTTGCAAGGCGTTTAAACGAGTTGTCCAATATGAACTTGATTGAGTTGACAGGACGCACAGTCAAATCAAAATCAGGACGCAACGAGCGTGAATGGAGAGTTAAACATGATTGAAAATGTACTTAACATAATCACCGTTTTGGCAATTGGTGGAGGTGTACTCATACTTGGTGTATGGGTCTTCCTCCACTTCTTTGACGATTAAGCCATCAGAACATCAATGGCAGTCTGGGTTCGGGCAACCCTGTCATCCAAACCATGTGTACCGCCATTGATTCTCTTGGTCAAACCCGTCATATCGTTGGAATCGGCAAACTGATTCAGCTTATTCTTGTCCCAAAACCACCCTGCCGACAAAGCCGCATATTGTGGCGATGAAACCAAGTCAGGGTCTTCCAACAAATCCACTCCCAAAGCATCTCCACAAGCCCTGTAGTTGTCTTTGCCAGTCAACTGAATCAAACCCCTTCCACGATATTTAAACCCTTCTCCAGAGGCTTCATTTCCATTGCCCATGCGATCAGCATAAACCTTGTTGGCAATCTTCTCAGGGTTGCGATGGTAAGGTTGCGCCACATCCAAAGATGGGAAACGCTTAGGCCAAACCTTAGTCAATCCTTCAGCAGAATAGTTCAGGTTTTCTTTGAGAGCAGTGAATCCACCGCTTTCATGAGCGCATTGCCCCAAGAAACAAGCCTGTCTCTCAGGTGTTGATATGTCGAAACGATCAAAAGTTTCATTGATTGCATCTATCCACTCCTCTGCCTTGATAGGCGTTATCTTTAATGCTTTGGCTAACTGTTCACTGTTCATTTGCTCTCCTTCTGGTTAATCATCTCTCTGACTTGGTTATAGGTTGCGATACAGGCGTTGAGCTTTCTGGCGGTGAGGTCGGCTTCGTCTGTGATGGCGAGAATATCTCTAGCAACCTCTGGCTGAAGTTCGGCTGTTGGGGGGTCAGATCGCTCGGCAACGGGGGCATCTGAGGCGGTTGGTAAGGTTGGGCAGGAGGGCGTTTTGACAGGAATCCGCAACCTGAGAGCACCAGAGTTAATGTCAGAATCACGCTTTTGAATAACGATTTTTGCATTCTTGTTTGCCTTTACCAGTTCAGTTGCTTGCTTTTGCACCGCTGTCACCAGTGCCTGTTCCTTTTGCCTAGCTTCTTGGTTCAGTCGGGCAATCTCCATCTGCTGTTTGGCAAACTCGTCTTGCCCACCCTTGTAATAACCACCGCCATAGGCACTCAGCATCGCCACTAAGATGCCAAGAAGCACATACGGGTTCAATATACTCATTCTTTGGCTTCTAACTTTGGGTCGCTGTCAGCGTCAGCATCAGCCTTGGCAATTGCCTTGGCACTGGCTGAAACAGCAGAACGACCAGCCACACCACCCAAAACACCAGTCACAAACACCATAATGGTGCTGATTTGCTGTGTATAAACCTTGTCAATCGGAGCCATGCCTGACATTGGTTGAGTCACATAGGTCACAGAGTACAAGAACATACCCATAGAACCCACCAAAATGATTAACAAGGCAAAAATCACCATTGCCCAAATCCTTACCTCAATTTCTTCAGCAGTCATGCGAGTGCTAGGCTTGTATCCAACTGTAGGCATTATTTTTTCTCCGCTTCAGGTTTAACAAGTTGCTCTGGACAAGTGCCAGTCGCAACACAAACAGGGGGCTTGCACTCCAAATTATCCCAATTGCGAGGGTCTTGGCAAGGATACCTAAACTTGTCATCGCAACCTGTTAGCAAAACCAACAGTATTGACAAACCCCAAATGCAATAGATGTTCATTTCTCTTTCTCCCTATCTTTTTGTTCAACTTGTCTTCTCAACTTCTCAACCTTTTCAACCTGAGCCTTAGCCTCATTCTTAGTCTCCAAGATGTCAAGATAAAGAAATGCCATCAAAGGCAACAACAACGCAATCAGTACGCAAGCCGCAATCCAACCCATCACTTCTTCCCCCAATGGCTTACGAACACGAACCACATCCACAGGTAAAGGAGGAATATAAAAGTCGCCACCACTGCCGCTAGCTTTGCTTGTAGGTTTCTTTCCTCCTCTTTGCGTAGCCATGCCTCTTGCCTCTTAGTCGCCTCTTGCTTCAACCTTGCCTGAGTCTGCTCCTCATCAATCTTGTCCTTCATGCTGAAGACCTCTGAGTACAGTGCGCCCATCTCAGGAGGGCTTTGATACACCATGCACTCACGAATCTGCACCACCAACGCATCCATCTCTTGCTGTGCCATCACCCTCTTTAAAGCCGCTTCCATGTGGTTTTGGTCAGGGTCATAGACTGTCAAACTTTTTTCTTCTTCTTCCCTTATGTGTGCCGCTAATTGCTCTTGAAGCCTGAAAAACTCGGTTAGATTCTTGACAATATCAACTTTGACTTGGGTTTCATCTACCGCAACAAACTTTTCTTTCTTTTTCGCCACAGGCTTGGGCGTTGACTGTTTTGCCTTGGGTTTGAAGAAGTTACTAAAGTTACTCCAAAATCCAGTAACTTCCCTATAAACGCCAACAGCCTCGTCAACAGTGCTCTTGACCTCCATGAAAGACTCTTTAGCCTGCTTGTACAGGTCACAGCCAGCTTGAATCTGTTTGACAAGTCCTGCGGCAAGGAGGCAAATGCTAATCGGGTCAATTTTGTGTCCTTATTCTTCTTCAACAACAGCTTCTTGGGGTCTAACCACTTCACTTGGGCTTGCTGTAGCAGAAACACCATAATAATTTTGTCGCAAAGCACCTAAGCCAACAGCCGTAGCAAATTTATTTACATCATCTGGAGTGACCATAGTCTTCAATTGGATTTCTTCGCCTTTTTTGGTAAAGAATTTTGTAGAAGCGTTGACAATTGCTTTTACACCATTCTCATCTAAGAACAATTTGCGTTGAGCATCTTTTGTTGCTTGATCTATGTTTTGTTGTCCAATCAATGAAAGAATGCGAAAGCCTTTGTTGAAGACGCTTGCAATTTGATTTACCAAAATGCCAGTAATTCTTTGAGGTGCTACACCACCCATTGCTCGTTGCAAGGCAGATTCTTGTTCTGTAGCGGCTTTACTGAAATTCAATTTACTAATGTCAAGAGTTTTAGACAATCTTGAAACATCAGCAAGTGCATTTAGATTGTTGTATTCGTTTATTCCAAATACCTTAATGAAAGCACTTGAATTTTTATTCAGGTAATCCAAAGGACTAGGGCTGTCTAACATTTGAGTGACCAAACCATTTTTTACAGCCAAGAGGCTATTTTTCTGGTCACTAGGCGATAGTTTTTTTAGATCAACAAAAAACCTATTCAAATAACCTTTACCAGCAGAATCCGTCATTTTTGATACGATTCCATCTACGCCTCTCACATCGTAATCTTTCAAAAAACTTTGTCCTGCCTTAGTCATTGCATCTTTTGCGGCATCATCAATGGCAACTTTTTCAGAAGCTAAGTATTGCGATTTGAGAGCAGTATTAGACAATCTTTGTTTTAACGCAGGAAGCTGGTCAACAATGTCGCTGTAACCACCATTTGTACTTGTCTTGCTTAAAAGATTATCAAGTTTTACAGGGTCAATAAACCCATCTTTGTTTAAGGCTTGGTTGTATAACTTTGACATGACAGACTTCTCTGCCAATGAGACACCTTCATCTCCTGCAACATTTAAGAACTGTCGCATGGCAGTAGGACTAGAAGCAATCAAAGGAGAAATCTTTTCTGCATAGTCAGCGGAAGTAATTTTTTCAATCGAAGCGGCATCTTTGAATGGAATGCCAACTTTATTAAAATAATCTGTATCAAGTGCGGTCATTGCTTGACCAAAAGGCAATTTTTCACCTCTAAAGTCAATTACGATGTCTCCACTAGAATTTTGCACTTTGTCTAATGCTTCATCAACTTTTGTTTGTAATTGACGCAATTTGTCTTGTCTATTTGCGTCACGAGTTTCTCTAATGTCTTGAGCAACACGCCTTTTTAATGAATCAAGGCTTGTTATATCCATGCCCATTGTTAGGTCTGGTGCTGTGGTGGCTAATGCGCCAGCTTCACCAGCCATAGGTTGTCTACGCATAGCTTTAAATTTAAAGGATTGTTCACGCACCAATTTAAGCAATGGTGCTTCTTTTGCCCACGGGTCATCTTTAAATAGTTGTTGTGCTGTGTTGAGCAAATCTTGAGTATCTTGCGCAGGCAACAATGCTCCTTGCTTGGATGCTTGTCCTAAAACAGAATCGTATTCAGGACGCAAGGCATTTTTTGCGGCTTTTTCTTTAGCAACGACAAGGTTTTGTATAGCAGTGCCAATTTCTGCTGGCTTTGTACCACCAGCAATGTTTGCTTGTATTGTTAATTTGTTCAATTGATCGTCAATAAATTTTATTCTTTGGTCGAGATCAACTTGTTTTTCTGTTATTTTTACTGCTCCAGAAGGAATTTCCGCACTTGGTTTTGGATACAATTCTGCTGATTTTTTACGAACTGCCGATTTAAGGTCAGCATATAAATTATTCAACTCTGTTGCAAATTCAACATCATCTGTGGCTAATTTTTTTAGAGTGCTATTTAAAACAAGATTGTCTAATCCTGCAATAGCCGCACTACCTTTTGCACCAGTAACAAATTCAATTTTCTTTTGTACATTTTCTAGTCTTGTTTGAAGCAGAGGGTCTGTTTTGATTGCTTTTTCAATAATATCTTTTGCTCTTGAAACACCCTCAACATTTGCCAAATCCTC